CGTTCTAAGTGCTCTGTGTTAACCATGGGAGAATCATCTCTCCACGGATCCCTCTCGATGGCCTTTAGGCCATCGATCGAGATGCTAGGGTAAGAACAGGGGACTTTACCCCTTAAACTATCCTTACGCTCCAGCTTAAGCAAACACTTAAGCAGGGCACCAGTCCCCTCCAAATGATCTTTGGGGGGTTTGGCTTCCACTGAAAAGCCCCTGACTAAGGGACTTTGGAAGCGTGGGTGTTGCCTCAAGCCCTCATACCTCTTGGTATTTTGGGCCAAAAAGCTCACCCTGCCCAGCAGTGAGGACGTAGGTTGGATAGTTGGGAAGTGCGTTAGCAGCTTCCCAATTAGTTCGTCCAACCATCTCACGGTCTTCCAGTAACCACTCATATAGAGTTGATTCCGGAGACTGACCAATGAGATGACCTCACTCACGTCTTGCCGTCGTGTAGGGAACTCTTGCCGGATGCGGACTATGCTAACGTCCTCTCCATTAAAGTACTCCCTACCACAAGACTCCCTGAACCTTCCGGTCCAGAAACTCTTGTCGGTCCCCACTCGAGCACCAAAATGTTCGAGTGTATCGACGACGGTAAGCACATGGTCTCTAGGAACGATTAGATCGTCCCCAAAGACACGCACCTCATCCGCATACCTTTTCAGGTCATTGCGGCAAAGTGACGTGTTAAGCGATCTCTGAATCCCAATGAAGATCAATGTAGTAAATACCATTGCTTCAAATGGAAAACAAAGTGCTGAACCCATAGACGCAAACTTCGAGAGACGGACGATTTGCCCGTTCCCTGGAAGTTCCGCCCGTCTGGACCGTGAAGCGTCGACAGCCGCAAATAAATGAGGCCACCGATTCAACATAGCCCGAACGAGCTGATTCGAGACTCTATCGGAAGCGTCACTCAAATCGAGTGTCGCAGTTCGGTTGTCAATCGAACCTTGATGAGCCAGGTCCTGGTTAGGAACCTGGTCATCAAATCCAATAACCCTCGACAGGAAGTCATCCTGACCGAGGTGCGCGAGCAAACGCGAGAGTACGGCCTGCTGCATATATTGCATACAGGTCGGCTCCATGGCGATCACTCGCGGAGTCTTAAGCGTCTTAGGCACAAGGGTAACCTTTACAGGTACCTCTGCGCCAGGTTCGAGG